ACATCCATCCACTCGTGTTCTTTAACACTGATCGTAACAGATGGCTTGTGTTCACACCAATGACGCTGATACATAAGCCATAACTCAAGCTGCTCAATGGCATTCATTTGTGTCCGTGTGACTGCACCAGTAGGTGACTTCATAGGAAAGCTGAACACTGTGGTGCTGTCTGGCTTCATTACGTCTGCCTCTGCAGGTATGCCCTGTGACATAAGGAACTGTGTAAGTGGGTCTTTATTATCACCACGCACAGTGCGTATGTAGTGGGCATTGTGTCTGGCATGAATACCTGACGCTGCATCTGTAAGCTGCGATACAGTACCACTTGGCTTGACACAGGTAACAGCCGTTGACTGTGGTATACCTATCTGCTTTGCCATAGCTGCGTTAGTCTGTATAGCTACATCACGCAGCAAAGTAAGAGTAGTCTCTAGCTTTGTTCCCGCCTCTGCCGTGATTGCATTGTCCATGATACCTGTAAGGGATACACCAAGTAATCTTTCTTCCTCTGTATTTTTCTTCCATACAGAACGCAGATACTTGAAGTTAGTCAGTGTAGCTTGGAATGTGCCAAGGATAGTAGCAAGTCTGACCTTTTCTTTCAGTGTATCTACTGTGTCTGATTCACGGACTACACACTCTGACAAATTACAAAACTGGTATGGGCGTAAGACGATCTCACTGCAGGGGTTGCAACCGAAGTCATGGTCCGTATCTCGTCTGCCGTTCTTAGCAGCTTGTTTAATGGCTGACTGCCTATTAAAGATACCACGCTCACCTGACTTGCTATCATACAGCGCAAGCCATTCACGCATGAATGTACCCATCTCTGGCTTCACCTTGTATGCCACAGAATTATTAGCCAAGGCTCTCTGCCCCTCATTCTCCCACCATTGACCTGACTTAGCATGTGCCATCTGGTCATCATTTAGGTTAGACAAGCTAATCAGTGCCGACCTACGCACACCACCAACAACTACAACCTCACCAATCTTACACATGATGTCGTGACACTCGATAGGATATAGCCTACGACCTGCTGCACCTTTGAACTTCTGCACAACAAACTCAAACAATTCAACCAATGGCTGTGGACCTGATGCCCTTCCGCCAAATGTCTTGAGCCTCGCACCTGCAGGGCGTACCTCTGATACATCCCACTCTGGTATCTGTCCAGTATATAACATAGCAATAAGTTCTTTCAGTGACTTTGCCCATCCGGGTCTGCTGTCACCTACTTTTATCACTGTGTCTGTACGATGGAAGTCCTCGTTCACAATAGGTAGTTTCTCAATGTTGTGTCGTTCTACGCTAAAGCCTACACCTGTTCCACACATGAGTATGTACATGGTTTCATCAAACGCACGTGGGCTGTCCACGGGTACGTAAGAACAGTTGTATCCACCAACATGGCATCTGTCCAGTGCGGGGCCACTGGTCATCAATGCTCTCATGCTGGGCATGACAGACAGGCTAAGTACAGCACTCTCTAACTCACTTCTTAGTGAATCAGATAGCTTATAGTCATGGTTATCATACAAATGCCTAGCCATATAATCAAAATATCTGTTGACAGTTTCACTCCATGTCTCCCTTCTTTGTTCATCTTCCTTCCACCGTGCATATCGGGAAAGAGCAATAAAGTTTTGGTAGTCTGTTGGTAATTGGTTGCTTATCATTTCTTTATATCACTCCATAATAGTTCTAATTGTTCTGATGTCCGTGCCATCAACATCATAAAAATATTCACGTACACCGTCTTCTATTTCTTCTCCTATTTGCCCATCAGCAGGTATAGGGTATTCCTCTTCATCTACATCTAAAGTAATGAACAGTTTAACTCTTGCCATCTGCCATTACCTCTTCTATTAACTTTTCTAGATACCATTTTGCTTTTTGTAAATCTTCTAGTGGCTTATCTTTGTAATCAAAACGCCAAAGGTATTTAAGTATATTACCTTGTAAGTAGTATTTAAAACCTTTATCAGTTGCAGCAGATATAGCGTGTATACACTCAATGCCTGTCTGGTTGTAGTGAGGTGGGTTGTTTACCATGTCTACATTACCGTATGCCTCTTTACCTGCTTGCTCTAGTGCGTCTGACTGTGCTGCCGCTTGTTTCATATACTCTTCATGTCTAGTCATTATGCGCTCCCTTTTGTTCTACTTTTAAAAGATAACTTAACTACATTACCTTCTACTTTTTCTATTTTATCATCTACTGTTTCTTTAAATGATATATATTCATCTTCATCATTATCAGGGGATGCTAAAAACTCTTCCAGTTTAGTATAATAATCTGGATTCTCTTCCATGTAAGCAATAGAACAAGCAACTAACTCTGTCAGATGCTGTAAATGTTTGAGACCATCTTTTTGTAATGGATTTTGTTTATCTCCTATTATATTAACTTCTAGCTGTCCTGTCCAGTCTTCTTCATCATCTACTATAGGTTTTATCTGAACATAGTATGATCTTGGGTCTAAAATATACATATTTATCTCCTTTTAATTTTACTACCACGAAACGCAATAAAACTTTCGTGTTTATTCTTGCCTTTTTCTTTTAGCCAATCTTCTGGTATAACACGATCATAGTATCTAAATCCATATTTTATACACCACTCACCATAATTTGACTTTGCTCCTTTTCTCAACTTAGATTTACTGTTTGTAAATACAAATCGTATATCTAATTTAGGATGTTGTTTTTTTATAGCCAGATGTTTACGTCTATCTGCTGCAGTAAACCTTCCTTTCGTTTCAATAATTATGCCGTTGTGCAGCACGAAATCTGGTGTATAAGTTCTGTATGCTAAGTCTTCCCATTCAATTTTAATACCCTCATATATGAACTCTACTTTTAGTTCTTCCAGATAATCAGATATTTTTAATTCAAGACCGCTACGATAACCATACTTTCGTGCTGCTCTACATTGTTTATATTGTGACACTATACTATATCACGCCATAATAAGCTAGGACTATTAATGCGATAGCGATAGCTGCTACCACCCAATGCCTTGAGTTCTTCTTGTATGACTTTATCTGCTTCATTACGGGCTGCAATAGCATCACGAAGCCCAGCAGTTTTTCGCTCACGATATTCCTTACGCAAGTCGCTGAGTTTCTGCTCAGTAGTTTTAATCTCTTCTGCAAGAGCATCAAGTTCCAATCTTTCATCATCCATTCATGTACTCCTCTCTTAATTCTACATATGCTACAGTTTTAGGAAACTTAGCTTGGGATTTAACTTGTGGTCTTTCAATCAAGTTAGGCCAACAAGTTTTCTTAAAGTCACAAAAGGTACAGTATTTATTTAAAATTTTATTACCTGTTTCTACTTTCCTAAAAGTTTCAGCTTCTGCTTCAAAGCACCTTTCAAACTTATTTTCTTCTACAGTTTTTATAGTTTCTTTTATTTTGTCTACTTCTTTTTCTACATCAATGCCAGTGGCAGGTACATACTTGAACTTACCGTTGCTTTTATTTATTACCCACCATCCACCAGCAGCTTTATCTGATGCTTTAGAATAACCAGCAAGTTGTCCTACGTACCCAAAAGCATCACCACTGGCAAGACTTCCAAAGGAATCAAACTTATTCCTGTATGACCAGTCTGAAGCAGATTTAATATCATCGACAGCATTATTAATGACAATATCATATGAACCATTAATAGTAGTGTCCCCACAATCAAGGCTAACCTTTTCAGTATCTTCATATTTAACTCCTGCTTCTTTTAATAATCCCTTAAATACAGCTTCAACTATATCTCCAAGCATCATATTCATTACAAAATTATTTGATTTAGGCTGCGCTGCCTCTGGTTTGTTTTTTTCAAACCATAGCTGGCAAGTAGGTTTACCAACATTAGACATGCGCAGACTAAATTTTTTAGGTTCTTTTTCACCAAACTGTCGGCGCAATGCATCCATAATGTCATTACCAATCTGTTGAATAACCTCTTCAGATATTGTTGATTTATTATTAGCTGCATCATCCATATATTTATGTAACGCCAGTTCAGCCGGGTGATTCATTATACATCTTCTCCTTCCATATCAATGTCAATAAATTCTTCCACAGTATCTTTTTCTTCTTGTGGCATCTCTTCTTGACGCTTTGTGTTGTGTTTATCCCACTCTTGACAAATAAGATCGTTGTTATTCTTAACCCAATCCATGAAAGTAGTCAACAACTCATTGTCTTTTTCTTTAATCTCGTAATTAACTGACATATCAGCCTTACATACAGGAGTAAAGTAGCTGCTATTATTGTCCATTTGATGTTCAAGAGATGGTAGGAATTTAATAGCATGGGATAAGGGAAGCCTGTTATGTCTTACAAATACACCCATTTGCTCACCAACAATTTTAAATGCCTGATTGTTGTTTATTTCCCATATAAAAGGTGTAGTAACATCTTCACCCATAGGTTTACCGTTAGCATCACTAGGATTTTCCATTGTTACTAGACCAAATACAGCACGAACTCTTTTTATTTCTCTTATTAGCTGTTGCATTTCAGGTGGCAGCGACTTAAAATCTTCAATCCAACCTGATGGTTTACCACAATTAAACCTTCCTGTATTGTCTTTAAGGTCAAGGTCTAGTGAATCAGCCATTATGGTCTTTTGCATTGTTCCTTTTGGCTCATTGGGTTTTGCGCTTTTATTTGCAACAAACCTTTGTAAACTAAAACGCTGCATAAAGGGACGCATACTGATGGTCTTACTATATATAAAAGTAGATTCGCCAGCATCTAGTATTTCTAAACGAAAGTTACCCCCGTCAAGCACCTCTACATTAGTCATCTTACCATTAACCTCTGCTTGACCCATTATAGGGTAATGCCATAGACGTAAACGGTTCAACACACTAGTCTTTTTCTTTAGTTTTGCGTCATCCGTCATCCCAAGCATTTTTACCATAGCCGCATGGTTATCAGTATTAATAGTTATGATCTCATTCATTATTTATTTACTCCTTGTATTTTGCAAATAGGACATGGTTATATCACACTACGTCCTTGGTGTCAAGCCAATTCGGACCTATTTTTGCTTCCAATAAAAGCGGAACATTTAATTTTAATTTAAATGTCATATTAACTATTTCAGTTAATTCGTTGTTGGTCCTCTTAATAATATTCAAGACATCATTCTCTTCTTTTGGATGAATATCTATTACTATGGAATCATGCACAGTATTTACTATACACGATTTCATACCTTTTAGCAAGTGATCTATGTGTAATAATGTTATAGGAACTATATCTGCAGTGGCAAATCCCTGCACAGGGTAATTCTTTATTTGTGTAAAATAGCTCACAGTGCCATTAAATTTACGTACAACATTAGGAAATGCATACTCTCTTCCTGATGGTGCTGTTATCTTACCTGTCTCTAAAACTTCTTTAGCCAATCTGGAATGCCAAGAGGCGATTCCTTTGTACTTTTTTGTGAAGTGTTCGTAGTAGGCTGCTTCTGCTTTTGTTCTTCCATATCCCGTTGCGCCGTAGAGTGGAGCAAACGTATGCGCCTTTGCATCCTGCCTACTCGTAGGCTGACCAGCATCACTAATAACTTTAGCGGTATATGCGTGTACATCAAATCCAGTAGATACTTCTTCAATTGCAACTCCATCTTGTGATAAATAAGCAGCAGCACGAAACTCAAGCTGTGCAAAATCAGCCTCTAGTATCTTACCACCGTCAAATCGTGACACAAATACTTTTTTTACAGGAAACGTGCCGCCACGTGGCATATTCTGCATGTTAGGGTCTGCACCAGATAAACGACCAGTTGCAGTGCGATGCTGTAATAATCTAACGTGTAATTTACCGTCAGGTTTAGTAAAGGTCTTGATGCCATCAACGAAAGAAGATAGGTATGTGTCTAAAGCACTAAGTCTTTTAACTTTATTTAAAAAACTCGTAGCATCATCCATACCCCTTTCTCTGGCAAAACCCTCTAATATTTCTAGGTTGCCCTTACTGGTGGTAAAACCATGTGCGCTAATCCATTTAGCATCAGGTGCAGAAAATCTAAGACCTGCTAACTCTCTAGTATTAATAAACTTAAATCCAACTCCATCACAATCATTACATTTACTTGCTTTAGCCCATTTAGTTCCATCTTTCTTTGTTCTATAATACTTTCCATTACCATAACAATTACTGCATTGTTTTGCCTTTGTCTTATACACTAAGTCAGAGTTACGCTTCACCATAATTTTATATGTTTCTTTACTCATGTAAGGATCAAAGTTATTCTGCCACATAGTTTTATCATGTGGTTTTCTGCTATATATTACTTGTGACAGTTGCTCTGGACTATTTAAATTAATAGGGGTATCCCCCATAATTTTGGTTATATGCTTTTGCAAATCAAGAACTAACTTTTTCTTTTCTGTTTCAAATTTATTACGAACATCCTCAAGTGCGTTTAAATCAACAGCAAAGCCTCTTTGGTATATGCGGGATAATGCAACTGCAACCTTATTTGTGAGCATAACTGTTTCAAGTAGACCAGCATCTGGTAGTGTATTAAGACGATAATACAACTTATCTGCAAGCTGTTGTGTAGCATGAAGATCAGCAGATAGATACTCTGTCAACTCATCAATGGGAATGTCACGAGTAGTCACTCCCTGTCTAAAGTATTCTTTTAGTGTATCCTGTTTCTTTGTTTCTAACTCATATCGGTTTGCGCACATCTCTAATGATAAAGGTTCTTTCTGTCCCCTCTGTAGTACGTACTCTGCAAGCATGGTATCAAACACAGGGCCATCATAAGTAAAACCTGATTCCCATAACCACACTAAGTCATGTGCTGCATTGTGCATAATTAAAACAGTCGCTTCATCTAAAAACCATTGCACACGGTCACTATAGTCACGCTTACTTAGATGCTCTTCATGGTCAAATGGGAAGTGTGCCTCGTAGCCTTGGTCAGTAAGGACACCCACCATAGTCAATGAGTTCTCTGGCTCAAATGGATCAAGGTGTAACTTGCCATCTTTTGTGACTGTCGTATTCTCTACATCAAGTGTTACTTTCATTTAACTTCTCCTTATGCTGCTTTATATAATCCATTGCTCTTTGCAGCACTTCCATATCATCATCAAATCCACCAAGAGAGCGATTACATTTATGACACAACCAACCTCTAAAAGTATCTGTGTCATGGCAATGGTCGATAACCCATGCTCCATTTTTAGTGTTGCCTTTACCAGCTACTGCCTTTTCATCATGTAAACATATAGGGCAAATATATCCTTCTTTGGGCATTCCATATCGCTTTCTCAATGCATCCCTTACTTTACTTAATTCATTATTACACGATTTACATTCAGGACGCAAATAATTTCCACCTGAATGCCAACTAAATTTTGTTAGAGGTAGATATTCATTACATTTACTGCATGTTTTACCTTCCCCTGCACCTAAGTCATAGTCCTCTAACTCAAACAGGTCAGATTGTATCATGCTGTATACCTTCCTGTGTGGTAGTCTAACTCACAGGTAACTACTCCATGCCAGCCAGACAACTTGTTCTTCACTACATTTAAATGCCTTTGTAAATCTTCTATGTTAGGGTCATCCTCTTGTTTCATTGGATTCTTGGCAATCAATAGCATGAGATCAGCTTCAGCAGCCTTTCCTGTGCGTGACCCTTCCATCATAGATTGATTAAGCAGTACCTTACCCTCTGCCTCTGCACTAAGCTGAGACATATAAAACATGGCACATTCATGCTGTTTTGCTATCTGCCTAGCGTGTATAGCATTAGCTTTTAACGCCTCGTCTGGCCTAGCAAAGCCCCCTGTACGAGCAAACTTATCTCCCATATCCAAAAGAACTAAGTCAGGCTTATATGACTTACACACAGATTCAACCCAAGACATATCACGACCTGTCGCATCCTTTATCTTAATCTTTTCTTTGACGGGGGCATATAAGTCTCTTGCTTTTGATGGGTTAGCTTTTATCTGCTTCATAGTCATGCCTGTGGCAGCAGTTAGATACCTAGCACCTACACGATGGCTACCCTCTTCGTTACATAAGACAATACAGTTAGCACCTTGTGATGCAAACCCACCGGGACTTGCTATAAGACTGGCATGAAACGATGTCTTGCCTGTATTTGGCCTAGCACCTATCTCAATCAAATGACCTGCATTGATACCCTCAATCTGCCTTGTAAGACTAGGAACATTAAATGTCCACCTTGCTTCCAAGTCATTCTTGTTTAGTAGTGTGTCAATTTCTATGTCATCCCACTCCACATTCAGGTCAGGCGTAAAGTCATCATTATATTGCTCAAGCAGTATCCTCAGTGGCTCTAGGCTTGTCTGTGACCCATTAACATAGTCAAAGCCTAACTCTGCTATATCCGTACCCACCACCTGTTGGAATAACTTTGAGAGAACTTCCTGCGCTACATCAGACCCCATAGGTTGCTCATTTTTAATCTGTTTAAATAGCACAAGATACGCTTGCTTTTGTGCCGTAGTCATAGACGGATTATTTGATACGAACAACGCCTCAATTTCATCAGGGGTAACAGTGCGTTCATACCTGTCCATAGCACTGTCAATAGCTTTTTTTATCTTACGATTATCTGGACTAAACAATCTGTCAGGACAACGTGCGCCACGATGATTGTCGTAGAACTCCTTATCCATTAAACTCCTAAGTAATGCTAACTCCATATTATTCTCCTTTGTCGGTTTGAAAACATAATAATTTATCTATGTCTTGTTGGCATTTATATTTTATATCATCTGTAAGACGTAGCACCTTAACATTTCTTACATAACCTCTTAACTCTTTTGCAAACTGTAATGTCTTTGGTATAGCATCGGGGTCTAAAGCTACTACCGCTGTTGAGAACTGCGCAAGATACCTTTTATGCGATTCTTGTAGAGATGTACCAAGTATCGCAACCCCGACAAAGTTACCGTAATTACCAACAACGGCTGCACTCACACAGTCCTCAACAACTACTGCTACATTACCAGAACCAGAAACATAAGGCAAGCTATTTTTTCCATATCTTTTCCATTTAGGAAATCTGTTACCTAATGATCGTCCAGTAGCGTCAACTATTACATTATCATGTATAACGGGGAAGACCACTCTATGCTCTTTTACGTCATACATTAAACCAAGTTCATCGGGGTCAATCCCCCACTCAGCACACCATGTAATTAACTTTCTTTCATTACGATGTGCAATTATATAAGGTGGCATTACAAATGGATCGTCACTCTCTTCTTCACATCCTTTAGTTTGCAATCTTTTTATATCAGATACAGTAAGATTACTTTTCATTGATCCACTAATATCACAAGATACCTTGTAACAATTCCACAAAATAGAACCCATATTATTGGTTATGGTAAATGTCTTCTCCTTTTTATTCTTACCACAGTTAGGACAAACCATTCTTCTTGTTTCACCATTAGGAATGTCTAAATTATATATAAAACTTAATATATTCATTATACTAACCTATTATATATATTATAGTATATATACCCTTGGGCAATGACAATGTTTTTATAACATATATTTTTCATGCGGTCAAACCTTTTCTTGCTTTCAATGCTAAATCGGCACTGTTAAATGTATTCTTCATATAAGGCTTTACACTCTGTGGGTTTGAATGTCCTGTAACCGACATAATATTGCCCATAGAAACCCCTGCATCTACCATTTCAGTTGTGCCTGTCCTACGTAAGTCAGATAGCCTTAGTTGCTCTGGTAAATTTGCTTCACGCATTATACGTCTAGCTACTTTAGGTAATCTGTGCATAGTATACGGACTGTAAACACCCCTGATCGGCTGTGTCATTGGGGCAATGTATTGTTGAAAGCCAAAGTCCTCATGCTGTTGCTCTAACATTTCACACAATTCTTCTGAAATTGGCAAAAATACCTCTGCTTTTCTCTTAGATTGTTTTATATGAACACGTTTGAGCGTAAAATCCAGTGAATCCCAAGTCAATAATCTCATGTCACCCAATCTCTGACACCATTCATATGCCATCTGTGCAATGAGACCCACGTTACGTGTGCTAAATTGACCGTAGGCCGTCTCTAGGAACTGTTGTACCTGCTCCCTACTCCAGACAACCTTACGGACGCTCACAGAGCGTTTTTTGACCGATAAAAAGGGGTTTACCAGCACCATCTCCATGTGTAATCCATGATTGAATAATATTCTTGTTGCGGATATAACATGATTAGCTAACTGCACTCCCCTTTCACACCATTGATTATATGACAGCTTTGCCATTCGGGACGATACTTTATCACAGTACCTCTCCCGAATAGCTTTGCCCTCAACCACAGTGTCAAGCATAATGCCTATGTGATATTTATACTGTTTCTTAGTTTCATCACGTAAGTTATTGAAATCATAAGAGTTGTAGTAATCATCTACCACATCCTGTAGTTTGAAACGTGTCATTATGCCGCAGCCAATTCTTTGAATGCAGGGGTGCTGATCCACTTAGCCACGTCAATTTCACGTTGGAACATTGATATAGCTTGTGTGTCATGTCCTGTATTGCGTAAAGCAAAACCATTACGCTCGTCAGCATATGACGCATAGTTAGTGAAAGCAGAGTATAAAGCCCACAGGTTACGCCCACGAACACTTGATTCTTGGTTATACAAGCTATACATTTTTTGAGATTTACGCTCAGATTGCATGATAGTATCCAACAAAGACTTGACATCTACTGTAGCAAGACTTGTAACAGCCCAACGCTGCATCTGTTCTGCCTGTGCAGTAAAGTCCTGCTGTGACCTCTCAAGCTCAACAATGAACCTGTCAAGACTAAAGTTGCTGGTATTCTTACGCATAATCTTACTATGATCGCCTGTAATCTGACCATTGAGACAGAAGAAGTCTATAGCACCAAAAATAGTGGTGTTAGAACACGTGCCATTCACCCCATGCAGGGCGATAATACGCTTCATCAAGCTAGTCTCATGCTTGTCTGTCGCAATCTTAGCAGTCACGTTAGGCAAGGTCATGTCCATCATAGCCCACCCATTGTGGTGTGCATCACGCCATGTAATTGTAGCGTCTTTCATGTCATCTTCTGACAGAGTTTCTGTAGTAGTATCCATAACACTGCGAAAAAAGTCACCATGTGACGCACAGGTAAAGCCATTACCTACGATGCCAATGTAATCACCTGTGTTGCCATTGATGACATACTTCTTATCGTCAACTTTGGTAGGCTCAAAGACAGGGGTAAAATCTAGGTTTTCCGGGATATATTCAAACATATGTATTCTCCTTTTGTTAGTGTCGCAACTTGCGACAGGTTGTCTGCCCATAAGGACAAGTGATATTGTGTTATATAGTATTAATATGCAAATGTCAACCCCTAAGATTGAATTGAAATTGTAGTGTATCCATTGCATCTGACAATTCTTGCAGATCAAATGCAGTCACGGCTCTGATACCACCCATGTCGGGGTGTAATGCTGTATCTAGCACAGTATCCAGCAAATTATTTACAGATATAACAGCCGCACGTTGCTCCATAGACAACTTGGCTATTCTGTTCCTACGGTTGATGCGTTCTTTCTCACGCACCTTTGCCCAATACTCTATGCGTTCATCTTGTGTCATGTTCTCTAGTTTTTTAGCCATCATACTAACTCCACTTCTTCTGTTGTTTCAATCCAAACTTTTGCCCCGCAAGATAGCGGCTTGTCAGGACTGTAGATTATTTTCGTATGCTCATTTATTATTACAGTATTCCCATAATCATTAGTGTTACTACCTTTTACTGTAATGACAGGGTTTCTTTCACCAGTTTTTGCATTAGCCCGAATCACGTGTTGATTAATGTGAATACGCTTGAGTTTTTTAGCCATCTCTATTCTCCTTCATCCATAATGGTTTGTCTCTGCCCTTGTTATACCTAGCAAACCTACTTTTGTCAACTGTGTAGAATGCACGGTATGCAACGATAGGCCAATCTTCATCTGTCTTGCAGTCATCGTGTCCACTGAAGCACTGTGGGTGTGGTGTCATGTCACCCTCTGGTATCAGGTCAATACCACCAGCTATTGCCTGACTGTGCTTACCTGCACCATGCCACTTGCCATACCTGTGATGATACTCACATAGCATAGAGCAATAAAGTTCATAGGCATACTTAAAGTTAGCCCTTGTCCTCATAGCCCACAGGGTGCATGGGTGCTTCTGATGAACAGGTTTGTACAAGTCCCATGCCTCTGCATAGAATGGTGCATGATGCCACAGACTAGTGCATAGCATTTGTGCTTCTTCCAATGGCATCTTGACAATATGCTGGTCACATAGTGACCGGGCTATGGCATCGGGGTTGTCTTCTATGATAAATCTATTCATCTGCAATCATCCTCATCAAATTTACAACGTGTTGTATAATATGCCATCAACATTGCGGCTACTTCTGGGAATGTTTCCCAATCAGGTTTTCCACCCATTTCAAACATATAATCAATCTCACTGTCAAGTGCTACCAACATGGCGTTCACTTGTTTCTTTGGTAGGTTAAGTGTTATCATTGTTTGTCTCCTTTCAATATATCTCTTACATCAACACAAAAGCATTGTTGGTCTGGATAATCAAAGCCACGTTCTGTCAATGCTACATGACAGGCAGAAAGGTACTCATGGCTAGACCATATCTCTAGGTGTAT